AAGCTACGCTCTGAGTTTTCAGTTTCATAGATTTCCGCATGTTCGTTTTCGTACTTTTCGTACTCCATACCAAACAATGCGTTAAGACCCGGAAGCAGTTCCTTCAGGAGTTGTGCGCGTGAAATTGCCATTTTTTACACTCCTTACGCTACGCCAGCGGCTGTGGTCAGCTGGTGATAGTTGAACTTACAAACCAGAATTGGGAAAGCTGTACCCTTCTCGTCACCTTGGTCACCGCCCAGATAATCAATTACCTTGATTGGGTCTGTTGCAGTTACATCAAGTTCTGAGATGTCCAAAGCTACGCGACTGATTTTTAGGTCAGTGTTTGGAGCTGTTTGTACCAGAGTACAATTCTTGCCGTAGATGTCACCAGTATTAGCTGGCGCACCGTCTGCCTGAATTGTAAACAGGACACTTGGGTCATCAATCACAAAAGCCATTGCATCAGATGCAACAGTTCCTGCTGGCCAAAGCTGAGAGAAAACTTTCTGCTTTGTGTTGGGGTCGGTGTATGAACAACCGATAAAGATACCTACGAGGTCAATCGCAGATGTACCTACTGCGGCCTGCTTTTCAATTGTTGTCGCAGTACCACCATCTACAAGATGCACAATATCGCCAGTGGCAATATTTGTGTTGTATGCAGAGGCGATAGGATACTGGCGGAAAACTTCCTGAGAACCATTATCCAAACGACCAATCGGGCGCAGACCGAAGGGAGCGGCTACTGAAGACATAATCATCTCTCCTTCTAAAAAGCCATTGTTAAAAACGGTAAGCGCCCCTTTAGGGGTTACTTACCAAACGAAGTTTTCGTAGACCGTTCTGGATTTAGAACGGGCATACGAGGGTCAGATTGTCTGAGATAGTTGTTATCTACAGACTCAATCTGTTGTGCGTTCATCTCATCGTGAGCATCACGGCGAGAATCCACATATTCGGTTGAGTTCTCGCAAAGTAGCAATCCTCCAACCTCAACATTACCTTGAAATCGAGAGTCGATATCAGGCAACACTTGTAACTCAGGATGGTCCTCTGCCTTAACTGGCGTCCAACCCTCACGAAATTTAGCCGAAACATTGGTGTTATCTGCGTTACCCAGAGTAGATGTGCGAATCCAGCGATATTCAACACCATCGCGTGGTTCGGGGGTAGGTAGCATGCCCGGCCTTTGCCAAGTTTTTTTACGAGCCTTCACTTCACGAGACTCACTAGAGCGTGGGGTTCTGTTAGACATTAGATGCCTCCTTCAAGAGTTGCGCCGCATATTGTTCTGCCGAAAGGCCAAGACGCTTGGCGAGGGCGACTTGTGTTGAGGTCAATTGCACTCTGCGTGGTTTTTTTGCACTCCGTTGAGCGGGGGCAACCACGGAACCAGTTTGACGAACAGGTGCATCCTCAATTTTCTGTTCACCAAACTTGTCTGGAAACCGTTGACGCATCTCTGCATCAATACGGCCATAATACTCATCCGCCTGCGATAGTGGGTTTAGACCCTCTTTTACAAGAGTTTCATGAACCCCAAAGGCGTATCCTGTCATAGCAGAGTCACTACCAAACCATTCATTTTTACTTGCCCACTCTTTGGTGCGAGCGTCTGGTTCTGGAACTTTTGGCTTTGGCTCTAATTTAATAGGAGCTTCAGCTTTTGGTTCTGGCTTGGGCTTATATGACTCAACCCTAAATTTTTCGTTTTGGAGCGCCGAAAGTTTTTCCTGTGCTTCAATCAACTTATCTGGGTCGCCTGTCTCATAGGCTTCCTTGTAGTCGGCTTTTGCACGGTCCAACTGCGCCGCTACGCGGTCTTTGGCCTGCTCCACCAGAACACCTTCACCCTCATGTAGGGTTTTTCGGAGTTTCTGGTTCTCCTCTTGCACCTTACGGGCATACTCAACTGCTTCTTCTTGCAGTCTTGATGCCTCTTCCTTACGGCGCCGCTCTTCATGATACTCAAACTTTAACTGCTTAATGCGCTTCTGCACATTGTCGCTATAGTTTGCAATCTCATCGTCTTCCGGAATTTGCGCTTCCGCTTCTTCCGCGCGGCGAGGTTTTCCCTTGTCTTGCTCTGGAGTGTCATCAACGATGTCCACTTCAAGCTCATTATTTGATTCCAATTCCACGTCAGTGAAATCTTCCTTTTCAGCTATATTATTCATGCTCTTGTGTATCCCCTTGGGTCATCGACAACAGCCTCAACGGTGTCATCATTGATAAGACGGAACTCCTGCTTTTCAATCTTAAACCGTGTACCGGAATAGGAACGAAAAATAACGAAGTCACCTTCTTTACAGTAAGGGCCATTAGGAAACTTTTCAGCGTCCTTGTATGCGTCTGGCCCAGCCTTCACTACAAACCCGATGACTGATGCGGTTTGTTCCGCGCTCTTCAGTGCATCTGGCATGTAAATGCCGGAATCTGTTTTTTCTTTAACCTCAAGTGGTTTTATTAAGAGTTTATAGCCAGAGGGGTCTGGCACTTTGCTGGCGACATCATCGTCAACAGTTTTTTCAGCAGAATACATTTCTGTTCCTTTTGCAGTGATTCAGGTTCACAGTACCTCGCAAGGGTTCAGCCCTTGAAAGTCTCCACATAAACAATATAACGCAAACAATTCCGTTACGGAACCCTAGGCGTCTTCAAGCCTTTGCTCTAAATCAAGTATATCTCTTTCAATAAGAGCAAGAGCTTCTACTTTGCCAACAAGGCGAACATAGTCCTCGTGCTTTTCGCATCCTCCAGAGGCCATATGGTCAGCTATGTCGTTTAAGTACGTTCTGATTCGGTCTTTTACTACCGATAAGATTGGGTCACTCATTTGTCTCCGTTAAATCCCTTGCTATTTCCCGACCAAGCTCAATCCCTTGCTTCACGTCTTCTCTGCGAGCCTTGTCGGTTTCGGTTGCTATTTTGACGCCAAGTCGCGCGCCCTCACGTTGCTCCTCAGACTCCAGACGTTCTTTCTGAAGTTCCTGATTAGCCATCTTAGACTGAGCATCAGTCTGAAGTTTTGCCACATCAATTTGCTTTTTATGCTCAAACTCAGCTTCTTTAAGAGCAAGCTCACGCTGTTGAATTTGAGTAAGCGGGTCTTGTTGTTGCTTCATAGCTTGTTGCTGTGCAACCTCTGCTTGGTCTTTGCGTAGCAGTTTCTCTGCCGCTTGAGCCGCAAGCCTAGAAAGCTCAATTTCCACATCTTCTGGCAACGGCTTGTCTTCATTCGGCATACCGACACCAAGATTCTTCTCAATCTCTCTGCGGTATTGGAATGCAACATGCTCAGTGACGTGCGCCGCTAACGCCGCTTGAATGGCGCCAGCGAATGGAGACTGACCAATAATTTCTTGCAATTTAGGGTCTTGCGCGGCGGCAAGGTGTACCTGAATGTGGGCCTCATGGTCTTGATACTTAAAGGCCTTGATAGGCTCTTGCTTCAGAACTGCCATGTTTTCTGTAACAGGGTCAGCTGGCTTAATGTCATCAGGGAGCTTTACGATTTGTTCCGCGTCTTTGATGCCAAGCACTTCGAGCATTTGGCGATGGAGCTTACCCAAGTCGTAGAGATTCGGAGCCTGTTGAGCAAGTTGCATAGCGGCTTGATACTGCACAACCCTTTGTGCCATGGTGGCGGCGTTGGGGTCTGAAACTGGGATAATATCAACCCTATCATCAAAGTCCTCCTGTCTGCTGAAGTCCTCATCTAATTCATAGGAGTATGATGGACCCATGTAGTCTTTTACAATCTTACCTAATATTCTTAATTCTTTTTTCAATGTGGCGTGTAGTCTGGCTTGAACACCGGACATCACCTTCATTGAGCGCTCCATTAACGCGAGCGTAGTTCCGACCGGGGCTTGCGGGTTGAGGTTTCCAACTTGTACGTCAGCAACGGAGCCAATCCGTCTCCCCTCTTCCACGATATTTCCGAGCAATTGGTATAGTACCGCTGATGGTTCCTTGTAAGGAAGGAATGCAATCGAATCCCGAATTGCACCACCCGGCACGTCCACATCGCGGAACTCGCCCGGCATGAGAGGCGAATCGTCACCCTTAATACGAAGCCCGCGAGCTTTAAGACCAGCGGGGAGGTTAGATAGTGTACCCGCGTCAATAAGTTGACGAAGAATACTTGTGGCACTTTTAGCAAGACCACCAATAAGATGAATAAGACCCGTTCCATAGAACCCAAGTCCCGGTAAGTATCGGTAGTGAACAAAGTGCGCTCTCTTACGCTTTTTAATATCGTCTTCATACCAGTTTCTCCTAATAGACAGTATCGTCAAACTGGACTTGTCGATTGTCACCACATATGGGCGGGCAATGCCATCTGGGTCATCAAATGGTTCAGGTAAGTTCAAGTCAGCATGAATTTCAAGGATGGTGTGTCTGTCATCATCCTCCAGAACGGCGGTTTCGCCATCAATCTCATCGTACTTTTCTTGGATATCTGAGTAATCTGGTTCTGGGTCAGGCAAGTCAACATCAAGGTAAAAGCCATTAACCTGAAGTTCGATAATGTCATTAGGCGTCTTCTTCATTACATGGGTGTAACGTGGAGCCGTTGCCAAATCAGCGGCGCCATAGGAAACAACGAAATCCTCTGCCGGGACAAACATTGCGGCTGGGCGCTCATTGATTGGGTCGTAATAAACTTTCTTAAACGCGGAGCCAGCAAGCGGAAGCCTGAACAGCATCTGCTCTGTCTCATCACGATATTCAGTCATCTCCTCAGTGAGAAGATAATTCATTTCGTTTTCAACACGTTGCGCTTGTTCCATTTTTTCTGGGTCGCGCTTGCCAAGAATTTTGGTACGCACTGGTCCAGAAGCGGGGAACAATTCCCCCATTGCCTGTGCCTGAAACCTTACAACTGCTTCAGTCAATACTGGGTGAAACACGCCAGCGGCGCCTGCCCATGGCTGGGTGCGCTCTTCAATTTTCATTCCAAGGAGGTCTAGGCCTTTAACATAACTACGCGCCCACTCTTTGCGGGACTGTCTGTCTGCAACAAAATCATCCACAAGCTCTGATGCAATAAACTGAAGTTCAGCCTCATCAATATATTCAGCAATATTGGCGTCATGCTCTGGGCCAATAATGTCCTCGCTCATTTCGCCAGTAAAATCAATTACCATAGATTCGCCATCAACAGAAATGCCGACTGCATCTGGGTTTACTACCTCAACCTGAACTTCTTCTGTGTCTTCTACGTCCAAGTCAGCAGGGGACATTTGTTTTTCGACAGCCATATCAATCAATCCTGTAATTCGTCTGGTTTTTGCATAATAACAGAATATCTACCATGGTGGGAGCCTGAGAGGTCATTGACCACCTTCCACCCCTTCTTCTTGTAGCTATCCACTTCAGCGTGGACAACGTATCGCAACACGAAGGTTTTAGTAATATTCCACTGGTCTTTTGTAACTTGGTTCGTCATCCCATTCATCCATTGAGCTTCTAATCCACCCTCCCTGTCGGAACCTCAGTAGAGCTTGGGTGGTAGAGTCAACTAAGTCATCATGTTCTCCCGCAGGGAATGCGGCACATTCTTCAATAACTTCCTCTGCCCATCTTGTAGGCGGCGCCCATATGACGCCGGAAGCAAATAAATCACTAACTGCATTCGCTCTAGCTATCTTATCCTGTCCGCGCGAAGGTGTAAACTCCGTTACGGGTATTCCCATAGCTCGTAATTCAAAAATCAAAGGCGCACCAGAGGCTTTTTTCTCCACAACCATCTGGTCAGGTTCATATTCCCAATATTTATCATATGCGGCGCGCTTTAGCTCTGGGAACTCCAACTTTTCCTTGTATGCATCCAAAAGTATAAGATTAGGCACTGTTTCGCCTTGGTCATTGGGGTGATGGAACACTCCCCATGTTGTGCAGGCAGAATAGTCAGCTCGTTGCGTTTTCAAAAACGCAGTATCCCAGCTTTGTATGATTGCTTCGCACGGTGGCGGGCTGTCGCTTTCCCATTCCTGCCACCACTCTCGCTTAATTAGCGCTCCCTCTTCCGAAGTTGGGTCTTGCTGATACTGAGCAGACCACTTGGACACAGGAAGTTCAGCTTTTAGTGCCTCTAATTGGTCTAAAGGCCAAAACTCAGGCCATAACGGGTCACCAGATGGCATAATTGCCGGAAATTCGATTACTTCCCACTCATCCGCGCCGTCCCTTTGAGTTGCGGACTTCATGATTGAGCCTGTCAAATCCCTAACAGACCATCTTGTCATCACTACAATGATTGCTCCGCCCGGTTGCAAACGCTGTCGCGGTCCTGACGTGTACCATTCGTACACTTTGTCGTAGACATCTGGGTTGTAAGCCCCCAGTGCCGCCTCCTGCTCCGAGTGCGGGTCATCAATAATGAGGACATCAGCGCCCTTACCAGTGACTGCACCACCAACACCAATAGCAAAATAATCACCTCGCTTGTTTGTGTTCCAACGACCAGCCGCCTTTGAGTCAGATGAAAGGTTTATTCCGGGGAACACCTCTTGGAAGTCATCTTGGTTAATTAGGTTTCTGACCTTACGTCCAAACCCAACAGCAAGTTCGGCTGTATGCGCTGTTTGAATGATTTTCTTCTCTGGGTATCTGCCTAAAAACCAAGCTGGAAACAAATATGAGGCAAACTCAGACTTGGTATGTCGGGGCGGCATGTTGATAATCAGGCGCTTCAGCTCTCCATTAGCTACGCGCTCAAATGCATCCGCCATAATTTCATGGTGTCGCCCACCAATAAACGATGGCCACATCCTGTTTACGAATGTTAGGAAGTCCGTTCTTGAGTTTTCTTTTTGCTTAGCTTCCTCAAGCTCTTCAAGAAGCTCGATTATCTCTTGCTTTTGGTCAGGCGGCAGTTTGGATATCTTATCCATTACCGATACTGTTGCAGACTTAGCCATCAGAAACGCATCTATTCATCAATACTGACTTTGCCAACTCTAACAAAAACACCATGTCGGGCGCCCTGCCATGAGACGTAGCCATGAAAAGGTTTCCCTCTTCGGTCCATCCTATAACCATGGCTTCAGTCATCTCCACTTCCTCCTGAATAACAGACATCATTTCTTTTGGGTCCAACTCGGCTTCTTCGTCAAGCGGATTCGTACTTGGAAATTGAATTATGTTGTCTGTCATTATGCCCCCTTCTCCCAAAATATGACGGTGGGGGAGCTAGGGAGGAAGCTCGACCCCACCGGAGGTGCCGGGAGACGTTGCACCTCAAGTTCAGTATATAGTACATTGTGTACTTTAACTAGATATGTAATATTATATATAATACATATATGTACTATATAGTACATATGTACTAGGGGACAAATTTATGGAAATAAACGTTATTGATATCCTTGAGTGTGATGACGGTGGCGCGGTTATGACAATTGAGGCTGATTCAGAGGCTATGAAGTTTTTGGCATCAGAAGGTTTACTGGCAATTCTGAGGAAAGAAATGGGCAATGTCAGAAAATATAACCCCCCTGCGTCCAAAGACCCTCTTCAAACAGACCTCGAAGAGTTCACAGAGCAGGGAGCTTTGCGATAGGTGTCTGGAGCCAGCGGTAATAAAATCTTACGGCAGGCTATTGTGCGGTCGGCACGGGCTAGAACATCTAAGGTGGTTGAAGGAAGGGAGGATATACTTTTGAGCGAAGAATCTAAGGGCAAGGTCCGGGTAGATGAAAAAATTGTACGGGGGTACAGGAATCCTAGTAGCGTATCCTGTAAAAGACCCGGCGATTAAAGAATAAACCAAAACCTCGTACAAATTGAAAGGGGGGGGTAATGTTAGAAATTTGGCACAT